CAGAAGTTGTAATAGAAGAAGAAAAAGAAATGGCTCCTGCTACACAGCCTGTTATGGGCGGTGAGCTACAAGCAGTAGGTGTTACTATCAAGGATCGCACTTGTGTTAAGCTGCGTCCTGTCATGCCCCAGAACTTCCTGATTGACCCAGTAGCAACAGACATTGACTCTGCACTGGGCTGTGCTGTAGACGAGTATGTGTCTAGCCACTTGGTTGAGCAGCTACAAGAGAAGGGTGTATATCGTGACGTACAACTTACAGAAGCCACTAGCGATTTTAACCTAGAGCCTGACCAAGACCTTACTAGCTTTTCAGAGGACAAGATTAGACTGACTAAATACTACGGTCTTGTCCCTACGCACTTGCTTAAAAAAGCTATGGCAGATGACGATGCAGAGGAAGAGGTAGTAGAGTTTGACAGCGAAGAAGAAGAAACCTACTACGTTGAGGCAATGGTTGTTATTGCTAACGGTGGTATTCTACTCAAGGCTGAGAAGAACCCATACATGATGCAGGATCGTCCTGTTGTCGCATTCCCTTGGGATGTCGTTCCTAGCCGCTTCTGGGGCAGAGGAGTATGTGAGAAAGGGTATAACAGTCAGAAGGCGTTAGACGCAGAACTACGCGCTAGGATTGATGCTCTTGCTTTGACCATCCACCCAATGATGGCTATGGATGCTTCTCGTATGCCTAGAGGCGCTAAACCAAGCATACAGCCGGGGAAGACTATTCTAACCAACGGCAACCCTGCTGAGATTCTACAGCCATTTAACTTTGGTAACGTAAGCCAGATTACATTTGCACAGGCACAGTCTCTACAGACCATGGTGCAAACTGCCACAGGTGCTATTGACTCAGCAGGCATTGCTGGTTCTATCAATGGCGAGTCTACAGCCGCTGGTGTCTCTATGTCACTAGGTGCTATCATCAAGAGACACAAGCGTACCTTGATCAACTTCCAAGACTCTTTCCTGATTCCGTTTGTACAGAAGGCGGCATGGCGTTACATGCAGTTTGAGCCTGAGCTATATCCAGTAGCTGACTACAAGTTCCACACTTCTAGCTCACTAGGCATCATTGCCCGTGAGTACGAGGTAACACAGCTTGTACAGTTGCTACAAACTATGTCACCAGATCAGCCTATGTATCCTAAGCTGGTAACATCTATCATTGACAACATGAACCTGTCTAATCGTGAAGAGCTGATTGCTACGCTTGAGCAAGCTAACCAGCCTAACCCAGAAGCACAGCAGGCAGCACAGGCAGCACAGCAAGCTCAGTTGGCATTCCAACAGTCACAGACTGCTGCACTTAACGGACAGGCGCAAGAGTCACAAGCTAGAGCGCAGAAGTTGGCAGTGGAAGCACAGGCTATACCGCAGGAGCTTGAGATTGATCGCATTAAAGCAGCCACTACTAACCTTAAGTCTGGTGACGCAGATGACAAAGAGTTTGAGAAGCGTCTAAAGATTTCAGAGCAGTTGTTAAAAGAAAGAGAAGTAGCAGTAAAAGAGGGCAATGTTGCTAATCAGGCAACTCCTCCACAACCACAAGGACTACAGTAATGGTAACAACTAGAGATTTAGAACATGTAGTAACTCAAGTAAATGTAAAGTTTGAGCAACTATTTAAAAAGATTGTACAGCTTGAGAAACAATTAGCTGATAATACAGGAGAGAAGAAAAATGGCAAAAGCAAAAGACCCAAGACTAGCTAGAGCAGGAGTTGATGGATACAATAAACCGAAGCGTACCCCTAACCACGACACAAAAAGCCATGTTGTTGTGGCGAAAGAAGGTGACAAAATCAAGACCATTAGGTTTGGAGAACAGGGGGCAAGCACAGCAGGAAAACCTAAGACGGGTGAATCTGCTCGTATGAAGGCTAAACGTGCTAGCTTCAAAGCTCGACACGGTAAGAACATAGCTAAAGGTAAAATGTCTGCGGCATATTGGGCAGATAAAGTTAAATGGTAGTTAACAAGTGGTGGAGAATCTGGGCTAAAAGTCTAGGGGAGAAGGTAGGTGAGACAGATAAGCAAGCTAATATTGTCGCTGGTATTAGGACTCTTTGGTGGTTTACTCATATGGCTACATGTCTCTTTATTATTCTCAATGCAATCGCCAATCACGGTTGGAACTTAATAGGATTATAGGAGATTATTATGCCAGACGGTAAAGGTACATACGGTAACAAAGTAGGAAGACCACCTAAGAAGAAGAAGAAGGTAGTAAAGCGATGAAGGGCCAGACCCACGGTGGCAAAGGAAGCTCCCAGCGCAAGACAGACTCAAAGAAGTTTGCAGCTAACTGGGATGTCATATACAACAAAACAGCACAAAAGTCAAGTAAAAATAAGAAATAACACTTGACTTTCTTATGCGTTTATGTTATACTAAGAGGGTACACTACTATTAACTTAGCTGTCCTTATAGGAGAAACAGTTTGATTGACCCTAAACTAGAAGTATATTACCGTAACATGAGAGACTTATTTCGTACAGAAGGTTGGAAACAGTTGTTAGAAGACCTAAACTCTAATGCGGTATTAATTAATTCAGTAGAAGTAACTAAAGACTTAGAAGACTTACATTTCCGTAAAGGACAACTCTCAGTCATAGCGAACATACTAAACTTAGAAGCTCAGATTGACACAGCAGAACAGCAGCAACTAGAAGACGCAAAAGAATAATGCGTATCATGGTTGAGTTTAAGTGTGAGGACGGACATATTAACGAAAGACTTGTTGATTCCGAATGTACACATATACCCTGTTTAGACTGTGACAAGATAGCTAACAGAATTGTAAGCGCAGTTCGTTCCAAGTTAGACCCGTTGTCTGGTGATTTTATGGGTGCTACTAGACAATGGCAACGGAACAGAGAACAGAAGCTACAACAAGAGCGCAAGGCCAACTCCTAACCGAAGCCCTGCATAATACACCTCCATAATGAGAATACTCACGGAGTTTAATAATGGCAACACTAATAGACGAGCGTCAAGAAGACGATTTAGAAATCAACGAACAAGAAGAAATAGTAAGTCAAGTGACTGAGGAACCTCAAGTAGAGGAGACTCCTCAAGAAGATGACATCCCTGACAAGTACAAAGGAAAGTCAACCGCTGAGATTGTACGGATGCATCAGGAGGCTGAGAAGTTACTAGGCCGACAGAGCAGTGAAGTAGGGGAACTACGACAAGTTGTTGATAACTACATTCAGACACAACTCGACACAACACCAGCAACCCAAGAACCTGAAGAAGATATAGACTTTTTCTCTGATCCCGACAAGGCTGTCGAAAGAGCGATTAAGAATCATCCTTCAATCAAAGCTGCTGAAGCTCAGACCCAGCAGTACAAACAGCAGACAGCGCAGTCTCAATTGCAACAACGTCACCCTGACATGCAAGAGATTCTGCAAGATGGTAAGTTTGTTGATTGGATTAAAGGATCAAAGATTCGTACTCAACTCTTTGCACAAGCGGATACGCAGTATGACTACGAAGCTGCTGACGAGCTTTTCACTAATTGGAAGGAACGTCAAGGCACAGTGGCTCAGACTGTAGCTAACGAGAAAGCAAGCAGGAAAGAAGCTGTCAAGACTGCCTCAACGGGTGGTGCAAAAGGAAGTGGTGAGACAGCAACTCGCAAAGTTTATAGACGCTCAGACATTATTAAACTAATGCAGACCGACCCTGATAGGTATTTGTCTTTGTCTGACGAGATCATGCAAGCGTACCAAGAAGGGAGAGTCCGAAACTAAAATCTCTTTAAGGAAGTATTATCATGGCTACATCAGTATATCCCAATATGGGCGGAGCAGTAGACAACACTAGCGCAGCTAAGTTTATCCCAGAAATCTGGAGTGACGAAGTAATTGCTGCATACAAGAGCAATCTTGTAATGGCTAACCTCGTTAAGAAAATGAGCATGACTGGTAAGAAAGGTGACACCATTCACGTTCCTAAGCCTACCCGTGGTTCAGCTAACGCTAAAGTTGCAGAGACTGCCGTAACTATCCAGAACTCTGTTGAGTCAGAAGTTCTGATTAACATCAACAAGCACTTTGAATTTTCTCGTCTTATCGAAGACATCACCGAAGTACAGGCTCTCGCTTCACTGCGTCAGTTCTACACTGGTGATGCTGGCTACGGTCTGGCAAAGCAGGTTGACAACGATCTGTTTGCTCTGGCTAAGTCTTTCGGTGACGGTGATGGTTCTAGCTATGTAAACTCTGCTTCTTTCCAGATCAACACCACTAGTGGCCTTTTGGAAGCATTTGATGCTGACGGCGCTGCTGACGTTGGTGACTTCTCTGATGATGTGTTTCGTGCATTGATTCAGAAAATGGATGATGCAGACGTACCTATGGATGGTCGTAGCTTTGTTGTACCACCTTCCCTGCGTAACGCTATCATGGGTATTGATCGTTATACCTCTACTGATTTCGTAAACGGCAAGAGCGTAGAGACTGGTAAGATTGGTAACCTGTACGGTGTTGACATCTTTGTCTCTACCAACGTACCTGTTATTGACACTACTGGTGGTGCTTCTATCCGTGGCGCTCAGTTGATCCACAAGGACACTAATGTTCTTGCAGAGCAACAAGCTGTACGTTCACAGACTCAGTACAAGCAGGAGTTCCTTGGAACTTTGTACACTGCTGATACTCTGTACGGTGTTCAGGTTATGCGTCCAGAAGCAGGCTTCACCTTAGCTGTTAAGTAAACCGCAGTATTTGGGGGATTCTTAGGAGTCCCCCATTCTTTTTATTCTTTTCTTTTGTTTTCGTAGGAGTTATTAATGGCTATATTTAGAGGCGATGGTGGTGCTGGAGATTCCAATACGGATGCCACGATTACTATCGTTACCCAACAAGCAACAATAGCTACTACGAAAGCAAGTGAAGCAGCCGCTAGTGCTGTCGCAGCAGATACGTCTGCTACTAACGCAGCCGCTAGTGCAACAGCATCAGCTAGTAGCGCCACAGCCGCAGCATCTTCTGCTTCAGGTGTTGCTGCTTATGAAACAGCAGCGGCTAACTCAGCAACAGCAGCCGCCAACAGTGCTACAGCAGCAGCTACAGCAGAGACTAATGCAGAAACCGCTGAGACTAACGCAGAGACTGCTGAGACTAACGCAGCAGCAAGTGCTACCACCGCTACTACTAAGGCAGGAGAAGCCGCTACAAGCGCAACCAGTGCGTCTACGAGTGCTTCTACGGCTACCACCAAAGCATCTGAAGCAGCTACAAGTGCAAGTAACGCTTCTACGTCTGAAACTAATGCAGCTACGTCTTCTACTAACGCAGCCAACAGTGCAACAGCAGCGGCTACTGCACAGACTGGCGCAGAAGCTGCAAGAGATGCAGCACTAGCAGCCTTTGATTCATTTGATGATAGATATCTTGGCCCTAAAGCTAGTGACCCTACGGTGGATAATGATGGTGATCCTTTAGCTGCTGGGATGCTATACTTTAACACTACAACTGATGACATGAAGGTGTACGAAGGTTCTGTTTGGGTTAATGCTTATGGAAACCTTAGTGATGCTTTAGCAAAAGCAAATAACTTGTCTGACCTACCCAATGCAAGTACAGCAAGAACTAACTTAGGTTTAGGTACAGCAGCAACTACAGCAGCTACTGATTACGCCACAGCAGCTCAAGGCACTACAGCCGACAATGCATTACCTAAGTCTGGTGGTGCTATGACAGGAGCTATTACAACTAACAGCACGTTTGATGGGCGCGATGTAGCTACAGACGGCACTAAGCTAGATGGTATTGAAGCTAGTGCAGACGTTACAGATACAACTAATGTTGTTGCTGCTTTATCTGCGGGCACAGGCATTAGTCTTTCTAATGGTGGTGTAATTGCTAATACATCTCCTGACCAGACTGTCGCACTAACAGGAGCAGGTACTACCACTATATCTGGTACATACCCTAACTTCACAATCACAGGCGCTGGCACTACTTACACCGCTGGCACTGGTCTTACGCTAACAGGTACAGAGTTTAGCCTGACAAACAGCACAAGCTATATGCTGAACAATGCAGATAACGACACTGTTGCGTACACCAATAAAACACGCTTTTACTCCAATACTGACGGAGGCAGTGTATCTGGATATATGTCGGGCCTAGAGATTTTCCAAGGCACTGCCAATGCAGACGCATTTATGACGTTTCATGTTGGCGGTGATTACGCGGGTTACTTTGGGTTGGATGGCACGACAAATGATTTATTCTGGGGAGGATGGTCAAACGGGGCAGCAGTAAAGAACAAGGTATTCCACGCAGGAAACGTACCATCAAGCGGTGACTGGTGGAGCGGCACAGCTACACCAGTGCAATCTAATGGTGTCATGGAGGTTGGCCGTTATATAGATTTCCACTCTACAGATACAACTACGGCAGACTACACCTATCGTATTGATAACTTTTCAGCAAATAATCTGTCTTTATACGGTAATGTTAGTCTTGATAATGGACAAAACACCACTCTAACTATCGTTTCTGATGATAATGGTAAATCCACACTTCAACTTTACGGAGGAAGTCAAGGAACGGGAGAGTTGTATGTTGGTCAATCTGCCAGTTATGGCGGGGGGATTGAGTACAATGGTGATAATTCTCCTGCTACTTCTGGAGCCGGAGCAGATCAAATTGCTTTATTTAGAAGAAGTAACAACACTGTCTATTGGACTGCAAGGAATAGTGTTAGCACCAACGATTGGCAATTCCGAGGCAACGTCACCGCCTACGCATCTGACGAGCGTTTAAAGGATAATGTAACTACGATTGATAATGCTTTAGATAAAGTATCTCAACTACGCGGTGTAACCTATGATTGGAAAGACGATGTAGAAGAAAAAGGCTTCTTACCTTCCATGAAGCATGAGACAGGTGTTATTGCTCAAGAGGTGCAGAAGGTTATACCTGATGCGGTTGTCCCTGCTCCATTTGATAATGAGTATCTAACGGTTCAACACGAAAAGATTATTCCCGTTCTAATTGAAGCCATCAAGGAACTCAAGGCAGAGATTGACGAGTTGAAAGGAGGTGACTGATGGCTCTACCAACGTCAGGCGCGATTAGTCTTAATCAAATGCACATTGAAGCAGGAGGTTCCTCTGGTAGTATTGTTAGTATAAACGACAGCGATGTGCGTTCCCTAATAGGAAAATCTAGC